CGTCCAAGGAAGACGCTAAAGCCAAGGCTAAAGCGATCTCTAAGAGGAGTATGAAGTGAAACCACTGTCTGTCGCAGCGAATCTTACGGCAAACACACTGACATCAGTGTTTACTTGTCCGATTGGCTATTACGCTAAGATTGTGCTAATTCGTGCTGTTAACAAAACAGGCAGTAACAAGTACATTTCGCTAGATTGGACAGACACATCTGCATCAACTACTTACTCTATTAGTTATCAGCAACAGGTTTCATCGTTGACGACAAATTTTGATTTTGGTGATTCTTACTTGGTGCTTGAAGAGGGTGATATTTTAAAGGCTACAAGCGAGGCATCTTCAACATTTACAATAATTGCAACAATTGAACTTGAAGGGTTGACAAGAGTATGACTTTCTTAGAACTTGTAAATGATGTGTTGATTCGTTTGCGTGAGCCAACGGTGACGACTGTTACCCTCAATTCTTATTCAACTTTGATTGGCAGATTTGTCAACGATGCCAAACGCCAAATTGAAGATGCGTTTAGTTGGAACGTATTAGGTCAGACTGTGACTGTTTCTACTGTAGCGGCAACTTATGTCTACTCACTCACGGGTGCAGGTCAGAAGTTTCAAGTGCAAGATGTAATTAACGTCACTTCTAATGTTGGTATGCAGAATATCTCGTTTGTAGAGATGAATAGGTATCAAAACCTTGTTCCAACCACAAATGGCATTCCTCAGTACTACGCATTTGATGGCGTAGACGCTAGTGGTGACACCAAAGTAGTTCTTTACCCAAGACCTGATGGTGTTTTTAGTATTCCTTTTTCTCTAACAGTGCCTCAAGCAACATTGTCTGCTGATGCAACTTCAGTTTTAGTTCCTGATTTTTTAGTAGTACAAAACGCTTATGCAAGAGCATTAGTAGAGCGTGGTGAAGATGGTGGATTAAATTCTTCCGAGGCATATCAATTGTATCGAGGAATGTTGGCTGACCAGATTGCTTTGGAAGGCACACGTTACCCTGAAAATCAAGAATTTATTGCGATATGAGCAAACAGCTTACTGTCAACAGCGTATCTGCGCCAGGCTTTCTGGGGCTGAACACACAAGACCCGTCTTTAGAAATATCGAACGGGTTTGCTGGCATTGCTTTAAATTGTGTAATTGATAAGTTTGGTCGAGTAGGTGCAAGGCAAGGCTACCAAAATGTCAATACATCTAGTGGTGCGTTAGGCTCAAATGATGTCACAGTTATCCATGAATTGATTGAAGCAGACGGAACGCTTACTGTATTGTTTTTTGGCAATGGCAAGCTGTTCAAACTTGGTTTGGCAACAGCGGGTGCGGTAGCTGAATACAACATTGCTGAATACGGTTCTAATGGCTCACCTCTTGCCGAATACACATCTGGCGTTGCGGGGTTAGGTACTGTTCTTGAACTGACGTATGGTGGTGGGGGGACTGCCCCAACTTTCAACGCAGGGAACTGGCAAGCCGCAAGTCTTAATGGTATCGTGTATTTTTTCCAAAAAGATAACGATCCAATCATTTACGACCCTGCTGTATCTACTTCAACCTTTCGTAGAGTTTCTGAGAAATCAGGTTACGTTGGCACAGTGCCAAAAGCGAACGTGGCTATTTCTGCTTATGGACGTATTTGGGCAGCCAATACAATTACCAATAACACAACAGTGTCGTTCAGTGATTTGTTGGCAGGTCATATTTGGTCTACTGGTACAGCGGGTTCTCTTGATGTTTCCCGAGTCTGGTCTAACGGTGCAGATGAGATCACGGGTTTAGCCGCCCACAATGGGTTTTTGTTTATCTTTGGTAGACGACAAATCTTGGTCTACGCAAACGCTACGACACCCTCAACAATGACGCTTGCTGACACGATCTCAAGTGTTGGCTGTATAGCCCGTGACACGATTCAGAACACAGGCAAAGACGTTGTTTTCCTAAGTGGTAGTGGTTTGCGTTCTGTTTTGCGAACAGTCCAAGAGAAATCTGCGCCATTGGGTGACTTGTCCAAGAACATTAGAAATGATTTCTTAGCCACAATTGCAAGTGAATCAGACACGCAGTTGAGATCAGTCTATTCAGAACAGAATGGTTTTTATCTGTTGGCTTGCCCATCTTCGGGAAAAGTGTTCTGCTTTGACACAAAGACAGTTTTGGAAGATGGGTCTTACCGTGTAACGATATGGGACAGCATTGATCCAAAAAGTTTTTGCGCTAGACGTAATGGTGATTTGCTTATCGGTAAAACTGGTTTTGTTACTAAATACACTGGTTATCAAGACAACGCTTCTTCGTATCGCATGGAGTACTACACAAACAACGCTGACTTAGGAAAAGATGGTCTAACCTCAATTATTAAGAAGGTTAAGGTGCTTGTCGTAGGCGGTAGCAATCAAGCAGTATCTATATTTTGGGGCTACGATTTTTCGTCTAGTTATCAATCGCAAACTGTTTCTATCCCAACGCAATCGGTATCTGAATACGGCGTTGCTGAATACAATATTGCTCAATATGCAGCAGGTATTAGTTTAGAAGAATTAACTGCATACGGCAACGGAACAGGTAAAATCGTTCAAACGGGTTTTGAGGTAGATATTAACGGGTTTCCAATTTCTTTCCAAAAGATTGAAATCCAAACCAAAACAGGCAAACTTGCATAAGGAGCAACCATGTCAAACTATACAAAAACAGTCAATTTTGCGGCTAAAGACTCGCTTACAACTGGCGATGCCAATAAGGTCGTCAAGGGTACGGAGATTGACACCGAGTTCAACAACATTGCTACTGCGGTTGCGACAAAGTTTGATACTTCAAGCACTGTAGCAGTAGCCAACGGAGGTACTGGGTCTGCTTCTGGTGTTGCGGCATCTATTGTCTTGGCGGGTACATTTAGCACAGGCGACTACGCTTTCGCAAGCACAAGTAGATTGCAACTTGGGCCTATCTCGCCAAGTGCTAGTCATCGGTTTACAACCACTGCTGTTACTGCCCACCCCGCAGCAACTATGAATATGGGTTCAAGCGATTCGTCTACAGGAATAGTTGTTACAGATCAAGTTGTTGGTTCATCATCAAGAATTCTTATTGCTTTTTCAACAGGCACATTCCCTGGCTCTGCCTATGCTAATGTTTCAACAAACGGAACAACAGTAACTTACGGTACAGGTTCTGATTACCGCCTAAAGACTAACGTAACGCCTTTGACTGATTCAACGGCTAAAGTAAAGGCACTAAAGCCTTATTCTTACAATTGGGTTTCAGCACCTACTTTGCAAAACCAAGGCTTCTTGGCGCATGAGTTGGCTGCGGTTGTTCCGCAAGCAGTTGTTGGTGAAAAAGACGCTTTGTATGCTGATGGCTCTATGAAAGTGCAACAGGTTGACTTGTCCTATGTAGTGCCTTTGTTAACTGCCGCTTTACAAGAAGCACTTGCCCGTATTGAGGCATTAGAAGCCGCATGATCTCACATCACTTCAGCGATGGTCTGTACGCTAAAGAAGCGCAGTTTATTGCGGGTACAGCCATCTTGAAACACACGCATAGCTTTAGCCATTTGTCTATTTTGGCAAAAGGCAAGGTTGCGGTGATGATGGGTGAAGAGATAGAAGTTATTGAAGCCCCTGCGTGTATTGAGATTAAAGCGGGATTAACACACGGGGTTAAAGCGATTACTGATTGTGTTTGGTTTTGTATTCACGCCACAGACGAGAAAGACCCGTCAAAAGTGGACGACATTTTGATTGGAGTTTGATATGCCTATTACAGCGGCCTTAATTGGTGGTGGCAGTGCTTTATTGGGGGGCTTACTTGGTGGCAGTTCTGCTAGAAGTGCGGCTCAAACACAAGCTGGCGCACAGACTGAAGCGGCTCGGATAGCGGCTGCCGAGGCAAGGTTTCGTCCAGTAGGTATAACGACTCGCTTCGGTGGTTCGCAGTTCCAGATGGGCATTCCAGGTGTTAATGCACCAGTTGCAACTGACTTTGCAACACCTGAAGAATTCCAAGCAGCGCAATCAGCATACCAAACTCGATTGCAAAATGAAGGTCGTGTTACTGGAGCAAGCTATACGCTAGACCCACAGCTTAGAGCTTTCCAAGAAAGATTCTTAGGCTTGGCAGGCGGTGGATTATCTCAAGCCGAGAAAGCACAACAGCAGTTTGCTCCATTAGGCACTGCGGCTCAAGGTTTGTTTGGCCTTGGTCAACAGTATCTTGCTCAGTCTCCTGAACAGGCGGCACAGCAGTATATGATGAAACAACAAGATTTGTTAGCTCCTAGCCGTGAACGTCAGATGGCACAGTTGCAAACCAACTTGTTTAATACTGGTCGTGGTGGTTTGTCTGTTGGTGCTACTGGTGCTAGACCAAGCGGTGCGGGTGGTCTTGGTGCATCTACTCCTGAGACTGAAGCCTACTACAACGCTATTGCTCAACAAGATGCAGCTTTAGCGGCTCAAGCAATGCAAGCTGGTCAACAACAAGTAGCCTTTGGTGCGGGTCTGTTTGGCACAGGTGGAAATTTATTGACTCAAGGTTATGGTGGTCAGGCAGCGGCTCTTGGCCCATATCAAGCATATCTGCAAGGTGCTACAGGACTTGAAGCTCTTGGTCAACAACCACTTGAGTTGGGTTCTGCTTTGGGTGGTCGTATTTCCAATCCTACAGGTGCTAATGCTTTATTCCAAGGCGGTATGGGTGCGGCTCAAAGTAATTTTGCGGCTAAT